ATGCTTATTTCAAATAAATCAATCTGTGATATAAACCTATACATGCCTAGGAAAAGACGAAAAGCTATTGCCTCAACTGTAACTCCCGACATACCTTATCCGAAAGTCCGAGTGGAGTGGATCGATTGTGTGAGTGATTCGGGCTGGGCTACTGAGAAAGAATTTGATAGAATGAAACTTGCACGACCAGTTAATGAAGGGTGGTTGTACTCGAAAGATAAAGATTCAATTAAACTCTTTGCTAGTTACGATAAAGATGATGACGGATTTAGCTTTGGGGATCGGACGATGATTCCACGAGCTTGGGTAAAGAGGATTCAGAAGATTTAATGTCTGATGACTCGCCTTCGACAGTTTTCGCTTTTAAAAGCGGTTCGTAATCTGATAGAATTTGTTTCATTTTATTTTCTAGTTCTGCTTCTGATAGGTCCTCTAACTTTCCTGTTTTTATTATTTTCCGGTCTATGTATAATCCTGCGGCTTTTCCTCGGTTTGCTTCAGCATTTACCGCAGAGGAAAAACTCCCTTTTTTCAAAGCTGCTTCTCTCAATCGAGCAAGCTCTGCAACATGACCCTCATAAGTAACTTCATGTTTTTTTAATCTTTCTTCTTTTAGCTCACCGATAAACTTCACTACAAGCGGAGATAATCTTGGATTGCATAATTCAGACCCTTCTTGCCTTGCTCTTTTTGGAGAATATCCCGCCTTAACTGCCGCCTCCGTTTGTGTCAAAGGTCCATTTTCATCACCGAAAACTAAAAATTCTGCAAACCTTTGTTGCATTTCTGTTAATCTTTTTGGTACACCCATAATTGACTTTTTAGGGTAACACCCGTATAAAGTCAACAATGAAAGTTTATAATCGAGGACCTAACGACTTAGAAGAGAGAATAGAACATTTAAAAAAACAAAAAGCTACACTACAAGACACCATTGATGGTTATAAAATGTTGATTGAAGAACAAAAGAAAGAGATTTGGCAGCTAAAACAAAT